GATACCAGCGAGAAACTTATTAAGTACCTGATCAAGCATCAGCACTGGTCACCCCTAGAGATGGTTAGTGCGTGTCTTGAGATTGAGACAACGAGAGACATTGCTCGTCAGATTCTACGTCATCGTTCATTCTCATTCCAAGAGTTCAGTCAACGGTATGCAGACCCTACCAAGGCAATGTCCTTTCAGTCAAGAGAAGCTCGTCTACAAGACCCAACTAATCGTCAGAACAGTATACCTCTGGATTTTGATATAGAAAGTCAACGCCGTCTTAATGAAGACTTTCGTATGAAACAACACGCACTATGGCGAGAGTCAGAAAAAATATACAATTGGGCAATTGATAATGGTATCGCCAAGGAACAGGCTCGTGCAGTACTACCAGAGGGTATGACTATATCCCGTCTATACATGAATGGTACGCTGCGCTCATGGGTACACTACATTGACCTACGAAGTGCGAATGGTACACAGAAGGAACATCAGGATATTGCGATTGCATGTGCCCGTGAGATTGCAAATATTTTCCCTATCATGACGGATATCAGTAATGTCTAAAACTACAAAACCAAATTACGTTGATACTCTAACATATGGTAATACAAAATATGTAGATAAAAACATGTATATGACAGATAATGAAAACAATGAGGTTTTGGAAGATGAAATAACCAGAACTAAAGAGTGGAGAGAGAGGCGTATGTCCCGTGTTAAACGGTTGAAAGAACTTAATGCGCCAGACGTTATTATTGAGACTGAACTTTTTTTCGCAAATATGACATATTCTGAGGCAATGGCATATTCTGCGAAATCTAAAGAGGAAGCTGAAGCTGAATCTAAAAAATACCGTGAAGATAATCCAATGAAAGAAGAGTATGTAAATCTGATTTATGAGCTATTTGATGCGTGGTTTGAAAAATATAAAAATAACAAAGATAAACTAGAGGATGAACTTCATACAGGTCATAATTTTTTTGAGCCATGGTTTTGGGGCAACTTACCGCCCGGCGCAGAAAAAAAGTTTTATAAACACATCTTCACAGAAGAGGATTGGGAACACAAAATATATTTCCCTGTATTTGAAGTTTGTAATGCCCAAATTAAAGAACGACTTGAGATGATGCAGTAATGTCTAGGGCAGTTGTCATAGGAAATGGTGAGTCACGCAAGTGGTTCAGCAATAAACAGTATGGTGTGGATGCTGTCACATGGGGTTGTAATGCAATCTATCGTGATGTGGTGGTTGACAACCTCGTTGCAGTTGACTATGGTATGCAGCAAGAGATGTACGACAATGCTGATTGGATAACTCCACAGACATGGTTCGCCAACTGGTCAGTCCTTCCTGCTAGTGTAGCAGATATGATGTTCATGGGTTATGATATACCAGACGCATTCATACACACAAGCAAGAAACGTACAGAGAATTGCGTGGTGTCTGGTAAAGACCCTATGGCACTTCATGAGAGGATTGAGGCTGCAATTCAGATGCATCCAGATTTGGATATGAAAGACCTTCGTATGAAGATGGAGAAGGATGTTGGAGTCTGGATCACATATGTGAATGAGGATGACCGCATAAATACAATTGACTTTCCGATTGGATGGTCAGCGGGTAACACCGCACTGCACCTTGCATGTCAGCAGGGTGCAACAGAGATTTATATATTGGGGTTTGACCTATCATCATACGATGAGCCGTTGAACAACTTGTATAAAGGGACAGATAATTATCTGCCCAGTGATGCAAAAGGTTTTAATTCAACTAATTGGATGAACCAGATGCAAACTGTTTTTAGAGAGTTCAAGGATGTACAGTTTTCTTGGGTAGATGCTAAAGAGCAATTTATTCAAGAAAATAATCTAAGATACTTGACAAAAGCAGAATTTTGTGATAAAGTGGTAACACTATAAACATACGAAACATATATTTACATAAGGAGAATACATATGTCGTTAAGTACACTAAAGAATTCCAATTCGTTGGACAAACTGCTTGGAGCAGTTCAAGCAGATAGTGGTGGGGGAGAGAAGAAGTCCTATGTGGATGATCGTCTTTGGAAACCTGTCATGGATAAGAGCGGTAATGGTTATGCCGTTATTCGTTTCCTTCCCGCAGTAGAGGGTGAGGATATGCCTTGGGCAAAGGTCTGGAACCATGCGTTTCAAGGCCCTACTGGACAGTGGTATATTGAGAACTCTCTCACAACCATTGGTCAGAATGATCCCGTGTCAGAGATGAACTCTGCATATTGGAACTCAGGTGTTGAGTCTGATAAGGAGATTGCTCGCAAGCAGAAGCGTAAGTTGCAGTATTTTGCAAACATCTACGTTGTTGAAGACTCTGCAAATCCTGAGAATGAGGGTAAGGTTATGCTCTATCGCTTTGGTAAGAAAATCTTTGACAAGTGCATGGAAGCAATGCAACCTGCGTTTAAGGATGAAACTCCAATTAATCCCTTTGACTTCTGGGCTGGTGCGAACTTCAAGTTGAAGCTTCGTAAGGTAGAAGGTTACTGGAACTATGATAAGTCAGAGTTCTCAGCACCATCTGCTCTCTTTGATGATGATGATAAGTTGGAAGAAGTGTGGAAGAAGGAGTATCCTCTATCAGAGTTTACTTCTGAAACTAACTTCAAGTCCTATGATGAACTCAAGAAGCGTATGGATATGGTTCTTGCAGGGACGACCACAGTAGGGAATGCTGCTGCGGTTATGGAAGATGCACCTTGGGTTGAACCAAAGGTGGATACGAAACCTACTCCAGCGCCTACTGTTGATACTGGTGATGATGAGGACACTATGTCCTACTTTGAAAAGTTGGCAAAAGAGTAAGAAACTGGGGGGTCTTTTGACCCCCCTTTTTTTATAAACCTTTTATTAACCGCCGCCTCGGTTTAGACTATAGTACTTATTCATTTCGAGGCTATTACGACCACTATGACCTGTAGTGGTGACACTTGATGATTGTCTTGCATCAGTATTATAAGTATATCCACCACCAGAAATAGGCGGTGCCTTAGCGTTCCTAGCTATTTCGTCTTTCTTCAGTTCATCAATTTTATCACCTTTAGGCGTGCGGTTGTCACCACCTGTTGGACCTCCCAATAGATCACTTGCAATTAATCCACCTTGCAGAGCAATGGCACCTGCTGTGCCAATTACCGGCACGGATGCAACAACCCCCGATAGAAGTTCTATTCCAGCGCCCAAATAGTCGCCCTTCTTTATGCGATCCCATGCAAAGTATCCCGATGCTGCAAGCGCAACGCCCGGAACCAGTTTCAAAGCTAGTTTTCCTGCACCCTTTGCGACTGTCGTCCCAACTGCTTTTGTTGCTGCTGGTACAGCGGTTTCTGCGACTTCTTGTGCCATTTTTGCACTGGCATTTACTAGTGGCTTTGCTAAATTGGCTGCTTTCATAGTCTGGCCAGCTGCCATCGCAGTAAATTGAGGATTTTTCAGACCTTTTGCAGTTAATTCATAAACCGTCTTGCCTGCTTTACTTACCATAGACCCGCCACGTTTCGCAAGTGCTTCAGCAGCCTCTTTTTTTCCTAATGCAATTGCAGCAACCTTCGCAAGTTTTGCAGCCTTCGCAGCATCGGCCGTTTTCTTTGTAAGTGCTGCGGCAGTACGTTTCCTTAGTGCTGCTGCGGCCGCCTCTTCAGCAGCCTTTGCCGCTTTAAGTGCATTCGCAGTTGCTTTCTGGGATGCCTTTGCAGCTGCCTTTGCAGCCACTGCTCGAGCAGTTTTCTCTTTTGCAATTTTTTCTGCTGCTTCTTTTACTACTTTTGCGGCCAATTTTTTTGCCAGCACTCGTTGTGCCGCAGCTGCGGTAAATGCTGCCGCAGCTTTTATACCTGCTGCTTTTGTTGCTGCTTTTGCTGCGGCAGCAGCTGCTGCTTTTGCTGGTGCAGCAGCTTTTAGTCCCATCTTCTCCAACATGCTGCCAAGTAAACTAAATGTACCTTTAATTACCTTAAAAGCTAGTGTCAATGGTGACAATATTATACCAATTGCTTTTTTGCCTATCCACCCAATGGTAAGGGCGCCGAGGAGGGTGAGGAACGCTCCTTTGGGAGAAAATATTTCAGCAAGTTTAGAAAACCCTGCACCTACTCCACCTTTAGGCCCAAAGAATGCATCATAAAGTTCTTTTGCTTTTGGAATTATGGTTCCACTGATATATTCTGATAACTTCTTGAAGGTATCACTTTGCAGAAATAATCCAAGTGCAATCAATAACCCACCAATCGCAAGAGTAGAAAGAAGTGCCTTTGCACCACCTATTACCACCTTCTTACTCGACGCCCACATTCCAGAGATGCCCGCCCCAATTTTATCAAGCCGGGAACCATTCTTTTTTGCATCAGCCCGCATATCTTCTTTTATTTGTTTTCGTGCAGCAGGGGATTCTGAATTTTTAAGTCTATCTTTGAAATCTGCCTTTCTTGCATCAAAACTCAGTTTAGAATATTCTTTATTCTCCTCTGCAATCTTACCCTGCGATTCTAATTCTTTTTTGAGTGCAACCGCTTGACCAGCAGATGATTGTTGCCATTTTGCAGTTGCCTCTGCCTTGTCAGCAGTGATACGCATATTCAATTGCAAATCCGCAAGTTTTTTCTCCGCTCCCTCGTTGGTTCTATTATCCACTTTCGCACTTGCGATCAGGTTCTCAAGGAGTTTTTCCGTGGCCTGATTTGATTCAAGTTGTTTAGCTGCAGCTTCTGCTGCCTTAGTTGCGGCGTCTTTATTTCCCCTTGATAATTTTTCTTGAACGCTTGCAAGACTTTCAAGAGATTTTTCTAACTCGGCCATAACTTATTCCTTATTTCTTAGGTTTGCTAAGTGCTTGTGCGCCAAAAAACGCTGCGACGATACCAGCAACCGCAATGAAGTATACTCCCGCCATGTCACCGAGAATCTTTGCTGCCTGATCCATGTTGAAAACTGTTGCAAGAACTACGATAAT